GGTGTCGAGGCGAACAGGGCCGCAGACGATCTCGGAAGAGGCATGGCCGGCGGCACGACGGATCAGCGCGCGGATGCGGGCGAGCACCTCTTCGACATGGAAGGGTTTGGCGACGTAATCGTCTGCACCTGCGTCGATACCGGCAACCTTGTCGCTCCAGCGATCGCGCGCGGTCAGAATGAGAACAGGCATACCCTTGCCGGCCGCGCGCCATTTCTCCAGCGCGGTGATCCCGTCCATTTCGGGCAGGCCGATATCGAGGATGATCGCGTCGTAGGGTTCGGTTTCACCGAGAAAATGGCCTTCCTCGCCATCGAAAGCGACATCGACAACATAGCCGGCCTCTTTCAAGGCCTCGGCAAGCTGACGGTTCAGGTTGATATCGTCTTCAACTACGAGAATGCGCATGTTTCCGCCCAATTTCTGCCGATTCGCGAGGCCTCTAGAGAGCGTACTACATCGGCACCTTCACGGTCACCTTGCGCGGCCGCTGGCCGTTGCCCTGGACGAGAACGGTGATGACACAGCTGTCACCGGACGGTTGGGCGGAAAGAAGCTGCCCCCCGGTCTTGGCGACAACCTGGGCGGCAGCATCGCTGCAATCGCCGCCGGCGCGCGCGACCAAGGTCGGCGTCGTCACCGGCAGCACAGCCGACCCCGCCGTAATGGCGGCCGCTGCTGCTACGCTCAAGAGTGATGCCATGCTCATACTTCCACAGGGACATTAACTTGAGCGAATATGTACCCAAACCCGCCTGAATGGCAAATGAATGGGTGGTAACTTTCTGTTGGGCAACCGTCCTAGAGGATACCCGGCTATCAGCTTGATTTAATAGCGGAAGTCGCCGTCACTCGGCCGTAGACGGCGACCAGACTGCCCACCGCGCCGGCGATTGCAACCGCCGAATCGGCGATGGTGGATTGATCCGCCGCGCCGACCTGAATGCCGGTGAATTGCAGCACCGAAGCACCAAGCGCGAGCAAGGCGCCCCACACGGTTTTCGAAAGATACCACTGCTTGACGTCTTCCATGGAACACTCCTTTTTGGGTTGGAAGCTAAGGGGTGACGATCGCGAAAGCCGGGATGCCAAGCGGCACCCGCTGGCCCATCTGGGCGACGATCACCTGAAGTTGAGATTGTTTTGCGCCGAAATCGGCGAGCTCGTCGGCCTTGGAATAAAGCCATGTCGGCTGCGTCACCTCGACCTGCCGAACGACCTCGCCGCTTTTTATGATCTGCAGCTGGTAACGCTCCGTCGGCTCATCGAGCGGGATATCCGGCGGGATCCAGTTGTCGGCGTCGATCCGGCCGCGCCTGATCCAGCTGATCGCTGTCGCGCCACTATCGTCGCGGCTAGCCGTGATATGAACGGGAGACAAAGGCGTTTGCGCGCGCAGCCCGCCTTCGAAGGCGAAGGGACCTGCCATGCCCTTTGCACCGGCCGCTTCCGCAATCCAGTTGAGGGCAAGGCCCATTTCCTCGCTGGCGAGCCCAAGCGGCTGGACCGCATCGTCGAGAAAGACGATCGTCGCTCCCGCCTCAGCGCCTGATGCCATCGCATCCTCGGTGCCGGCGAGCCCGCGCAACAGACCCGTAAGCTGCCATCGATTGGCGGCAATCTCTTCGGCGTTCAGAAAGGCGCCGATCTCCCAGACGCCGCTGATCGCCTGCAAGGCGAAGAGATTGCCGCCGTTCAGAACCGAAAGTTCAGGCAGTGAACTCAGCCCATCGAAGGGCAGATCGACGAGGAGCGGCTGCGACCAGTCGAAACGGCCGCTCACGCCCGCAACGACGGGCGCGACCAAGCTGCCGATCTTCGCCGGCTTGTCGAGGAGAACCCGCGTCGCATAGCCCTCCGATGACGGAGAGGAGGAAAGCATCGTGGTTCGCCAGGGTTTCGCATAGACCGCCCCGCAGGCGAAGCTCGACGCATCGCCGCTTGAAAATTGCGGCAGGTCCATGAGTTCGACGATCGGAGCAAACAGGCAGGAGGCGATACCGGAGGAACCCTGGCCGGACCGGCTGCTTTCGACGGTGACACCGCCGGCGAGCGGCGCGAACTCGCGCGCCTCGATCTTGCGCGACGTGCCGTCCTCGATACGGGTCACGAGAAAGCGCCCATCCGGTCCATCCTGGACAGTCAATACATCGCCGGGCTGGACCGCGATCTCGGTCGGCGCAAAGGAAAGTGTCAGCGAGCGGCGCGAGATGCGGTTGTCGCGCAGCAGAGCCTCAGCTGCCGCCAACGCGGCTTCCTCCGGCATGGTTGCGCCGAGGTCGTAGCGCAGGGTGCGGTTCGAGGAAGACGGCGCCCGGCGCGACCGCACACTCGATTGCTGATAATCCGCGTCGGGATCGAAGAAGGTGACGATCGCGTCTGCGGCATAATCGCTGTCGTGGCCACGGACCTCCTGCCAGAGCGGCTGATTGTCGATATCGGCAAGCGTCGCAATCCGAATGGCCGGCAGGCTGGCGCGTGTGCGCGAGCGGAAGCGCAATACCCTGCCATCCTCTATCACGTCGATCTGGAAGACTTCCAGCAGCGGATCGATCAGGCTGCGGGCGGAGGTGACGTCGCCCTGGGCATAGCCGGTCAGATCGCCAGTAACCTCCGAGACGTCGAAATCGGTAAAATTCTGATCCCGCAGGATTGCCGCGATTATGTCGGCCAGCGTCCCGGAGCCGAGCCTGCCGTTCAGCCAATGGCCGGTGCGCCAATTGCCGCCATCGCTCCAGATCCACGTCTCCAGCGGAAAGGCCGGATAGGGCCGCGCATCCCAGGTCCAGACGAAGATATGGGTGGGATCGACCATGCCTGAAGGCGCACCAGCGCTGCTCCAATGGTCATGATGCGCTTCGAGGAAACGGCGCTGCATGCTGTCGGCGCGCATGCGGTTGGAGAAATAGGGTGCAGCCGACTCGATCGACTTCGGATCGAGGAAAACATTCGGCTGGTTGGCGCCCTTGTCGATGGCGGGGCAGCCGAGTTCGGTGAACCAGATGGGTTTACTGCGCGGCGACCACGCCGTCGCAGCGGCATGCTCGGCACCGCCTGTTCGCTCGTGATGCGGATTGGACCACCAGCTTTCGATGTCCTTGTAGCGGAATGTCCAGGGCTTGCCCGCCAGACCGTCGGAAATGACAGATCTCTTGCGATCGAAGCGGTCTGCATCGCTGGCATAATACCAGTCGAAGCCCTCGCCGCCGGTGATACCCGCATCCATGGCCGCGAGATCGTCCGGCACCTGGAAGCCGTCGGGGTTCGGTGCGGAGAGATCGTCGTCCCGCCAGTCGGCCAGCGGCATGTAATTGTCGATGCCGATGGCATCGATGTCAGGCGACGCCCAAAGCGGATCGAGATTGAAATAGACGTCGCCGCTGCCATCGGCGGGGTGGTAGCCGAAATATTCGCTCCAGTCGGCGCCATAGGTCAGCTTCGTTCCCGACCCGACCACTGCCCTGATATCGGCCGCCAGGGTCGCGAGAGCCTGTGCGAAAGGAAAAATCCCGCTGCCGTCGCGCAGTTGCGTCAGCCCACGCAATTCGGAGCCGATGATGAAGCCATCAACCCCGCCGGCAGCGGCGGCCAGATGGGCGTAGTGCAGCACCAGCCGCCGATAGCCCTCATCGGCACCGTGGTAGGTGACGGATTGCCCGTTCACGGAGAAATCGCCTGCTGACGCGCTGCCGCAGAAAGCTGCGATCTGCGCGCCCGCGGCACTGGTGCGATCCGCCGTGCCGGGCTGACCAATCGCGGGGAAACAGGTGATTCGCCCTCGCCAGGGATAGGTGGCCTGACCGGCGCCACCATAGGGATCCGGCAGCCCGTTACCGGCCGGGATATCCATCATCAGGAAGGGATAGAGGCAGACTTTCAGCCCCCGCGCCTTAAGGTCCGCAATCGCCTGAAATACGCTGAGGTCGTCTGGTGTGCCACCATAGGCAGGCCCGCCATCGCTGAGGCTGATCAGATGGGCATCCGCGCGCGAAATGCCGGACACGGACCAGGGGCTGCTTTCGCTATCGCGCGCATTGGTCTCGACACCTGGCACGATGCGACAGCTGCCAGCGCACAGATCCGTCCCGAACCATGCGACGACGAGCGCCACGCTTTCGAGATTGGGGCAAAGGGCAGTGAGTTCGTCCAGCGAGGCCTGCCAGTCCGTGGAAGCCGTCAGCACGTTGCGGTTCATGATCCGGGCGCTGCCGGCGCCGGTCTTCTCGGTCACATCAGTGGTGGCGTAGCCATGTTCCGTCGAGCCGGGAACGAGGGTTACTGCGCGGAGCTGGCTCTCAAGCCGGCCGATCGGACGCACCACCTCGAACTGGAAGAGCGGAATGCGGTTGCCGTAGGGGTCAAGCGGCAGATGATCGAAGACGACATAGGCAAGGCCGCGATAGGCCGGCGCATCACCCACCCCCTGCTTCGCCTCGATCAGCGGGTCCGGCAATTGCGTCTCGCTGCCGGTGTAGACCCGCATCTCGATTTCGGTGAGATCAATCTCCTTGCCGTCGGCCCAGACGCGGCGGATGCAGGCGATCGGCCCTTCGCAGAGCCCGATCGCGACATTGGCGAAATAATGGAAGGTCTCGACCTTCGGGCCGGTCGCCTTGCCGCCGGTGCGCTCGGTCGACACCTGTTCCTCGAAGCGCGTCGCCCAGATCAGCGTGCCGCCGAGGCGCGCGCTGCCATAGAGACGGCTGATGCCCGTGCCTTCATCGGCGCCCGGAATGCGCGCAGTTGAAAGCCGAGCGCCCGATATCGTCTGGCTGCCGTTGATCAACGTCTTGTCGAGAACGCTGCCGGCAAGAGCTCCTGCAGCCTGGCCGATGATCGCGCCGACAGGACCGAGCACGCCGCCGAGCGTTGCGCCGGCCGCCGCAAAGAGAATGGTTGCCATTGGGGCTCCTGAAAAACGGCGCGTTCACGCGCGAATAGTTCGCGCCGACAGACGGTCGTCTTGAAAATGCTCTTTAAAATTGCACTAAATTGGAGCGATCGAGCGCTGAAACAGCGCGTGCCGCACGGGCCGGCATATCGGTGAATAGACCGCGCCGACCTACGTCGGAAGCTTCATGACCCAATCCCGTTGAGCATCGGTGTCTGGGATTGGCAAACCTCTCGCCTTTTCGATTGCCGATAGCGCTGCAGAGGGAATGACGCCCCTGGCAATCAATATGGCGGCGGCCATGACAGAAGATCGACCGATCCCGGCTCGACAATGAATGGCGACCGTCTTGCTTTTGCCCGCCACCTCTGTCGCGAAACGAATGGCAAATTTGACATCGTCGGGAACACCCCGATCGGGAATGGGGAACGACAGAAATTCAATGCCGTTGTTCTCGCAGAGCGCTGCCTCCGTATCCAGCCCGAGATCGCCCACCTCGTCACGTTCCAACAGGCTGATGACGATCTCCACGCCTGAACGCTTCCAATGCGCGACCTCGTCTTCCAGCCAGTCACCTGCTCGCGGCCTCGCCATAATGGCAAGTTTGTATGGGCCAGCAGCCTCGATCCAATAGAGTTCTGAGTGCATTTGTCCGATTAAACCTGGTGCCGCCGACCTTTGCAAGACGCAACCAAACCTGGCTTTTCATCGATCTGGAAACCGGAAGGTGCCGGCAATGCGTCGTCGCCAGGAGGGCACGAGAGCGGAGTGGACGACGGTTGCCTGTTCGTAGGCGTGAATGAAATGCCGCCCGCCGCAGAGGATGCCGGCATGCTTCGCGGCACAATCCGGCCGCCAGCGGAACAGCACGAGATCGCCCGGCGTGCCTTCGCTTATCGGGATCGGTGGCCCGAAATGACGGATCGCGGCGTTCATCAGCCGCTCCTCCCCGCTCCGTTCCGCCCAGTCGCGGGCATAAGGACCGGGCAGCTCCGGCTCGCGACCATAGAGTTCGCGCCAGATGCCCCTGACAAGGCCGAGGCAATCGCAACCGACCCCCTTGGTGGAGCCCTGATGGCGATAGGGCGTGCCAATCCAGCTCTCGGCGATCGAGAGTACCTGTGCCTGAATATGCTCGCTCATGGAAACAACGGGCTCCCGTCATGGAGGCTGATGCCGTCGGCATAGGTGTAGGCGAAATCGGCGCCGGGCATGTGGGGAAAACCGCGGAAATTCTCAGGGTTGGCGAATTTCGCGCGGCAGGTCGCAAAGGCCTTGTCGCAGCCGGCGATCAGGACGATGCGGTCGCCGACAGTGGGCTCTGTGTCCAGCGGCAGCCAGAGCGTTACCTGCAGCCCGGCATTTGTCGCTGAATGACTGTCGATATCCGCGGAAAACCCGGCATTCGCGCCCTCGACGAAGGTCAGCTTGCCGTGCGCGAAGAAGTTGGCGGCGACGTCGCCTGTGCCTGACAGAACAAGCCGCGTCGTGTCGAGCACCGCCGCGACGGCGCCTTCGGCCCGATACTGCGGCAAGTTCAGATCGATGCCGCATCTGGCATCGCCGAGGACGGCGTCGCAGCGCCTGGCATAGATGCGCCCCTGGGGCTCGGAAAGCCTTGCCGCAAAGCTGCGCAGCTCCGCCTGGAACTGGCCGGTCTGCCGCGTCACTTCGCCGATCTCCTGCACCTTGAGCAGCAAATGCTGGTCCGGCGCCGTCCAGTTGACGAGATAGACCTCGACGCGGGCGCCATCGTAAAGCCCGGCGTTCAGATCCGCCTCGGTGATCGCATCATGGGAAAAGCCTCCGGCGACATTGCTTGTCGCGGCCGGCAGCCCCGCCTCCTCCTCGCCATCGCTGGCGGAAAAGCCGCCTGCCGCCAGAAACTGCGTGCCGGCAAAACTGAGGTCATGGTCATGCTCGGTGAAGCCGAGGACCAGGCCGTCACGGCGGAGTACCCGCCAGCAGTGACAGAGCGTGGTCGCATCGCCGGACAGATGCGCGGCCAGATCGGGATCGATCACTCTCACGGGGTGATCTCCATCAAGGGAATGGACGGGATGCGGCCGGCATTGAAGGCCGAGAGGTTGATATCGATGCGGTCGATAGCGAAGCGCACGGGGACATCGAATTCGAAACCGGCGGTGACGGTATGGCCAGCAGGTGGGATGGCTGTGGGCTGGAAGGTGACGATCCCCGTTGACGGATCACAGGCGACATCGGCAGCCGGCCAGATCACGCCATTGACGGCCACGATCACGGAACCGGCAACGGGCTTTGCGATTGCGCGCACGGAGCGTCCATCGGCATCGCCATAGGTTTTCACAAGCTGGAAGCCCGTGGTTGCGCCATCGCCGGTCCCGATCACCTGATCCAGCGCCGTTACCGGCGCGCCAGGGCGACCGGAGGTGAAATCGACGGGATCGCGAAAGCGAAAGCCATAGAGTTCGCCGCTGCGCGCCTCGAAAAATTCCAGGACGTCGTAGAGATCGGCGACCGAGCGGATGCCCGAACCGGCATCATAGCTGCGGCGAGCGTCGCGCCAGCGGCTGTTGCGGCTCTCCCGGCCGTTCGAGAGATTGACGATATCGGTGCGCCTGATCGGGCCGCCCGATGTCGCCAGCGACAGGCGCAGGGGAAAGCGGACCTCATGAAACCCTGACGTCATGGATGTCTCCTCAGAGATTGCGCTGGCCACGCATCGCCGTGCGCGCCAACATGGCCGATATCTGCGCTTCGCTTTTCTGGAAGCTCTGCGCATCCGGCGTCGAGACGTTGAAGACGATCTGCTGCGACCCGCCACCTGACGTTGCGACGCCGAGCGAACCGTCCGAGCCGCGCTTCAATGGCAGGACGGCTTCGGTTCCCGCCTCGCCCATCAGGCCGAGATCGCCACCCATCGGGAAATAGGTGGGCGAGGAGACCACCCCGCCATCGGCAAAGGCCGTCACCCGCCCGGGCACGCCGCCCTTGGCGAAGGCGAAGAGATTGCCGATGCCGCTTGTCAAGCTCGTCACGCCGCTGCCGATCGCCGTTTCGAGCGGCTTCAGCCCGGCCGAAAGCGCAATATCCGTCAGGCGGTTGCCGAGGCTCTGCAGGACGGTATCGAGGCTCTTGCCGCCCGTCGTCGCCGAGGTCAGCGCGCTCGCCAGCGCCGAACCGAAGGAGCGCGAACGGCTGTCGAGATCGTCGAGTGTTTGCTTGAGCGTATCGGCCTGTTCGGTCGTGGCGGAAAGGTCGGTGTCTTCTGTGGGCATGTTGGTTCTCTCCAGAGATGGGCGGTGTCGTGCGCTGTGGCCCCCTCATCCGCCTGCCGCCACCTTCTCCCCGAGGGGAGAAGAGACTCGGAGAACGGCCTTCGCCGATCTCAGACGGTGCTGTTGAAGCAAAGTTGGCGCGGCATTCCCCTTCGCCCCAGCGGGGGTCCGAAGGACGGGGCGAGAGCCGTGGCTCGACCCCGGTCGGGTGCCGGCAGCCGGATGAGGGGGCCGCGCGACACAAGATCAAAGATCAGGAAACCGCCGCATCATCCCCTCCAGCGCTGACCGATCGAGCCTCGCAACCCTTGGTGAAAGCCCGCCGGCCATGGCGTGAAATTCGATCGGGGTCATCGCCCAGAAGGCTTCAGGCGGAAGCCGCAGCAGGCAGAGGCCGACATGCAGGACGCGGCGCCAGGGAAAGGGTTTTGGCGCACAGTCGTCTGCGAAATCCAAGGCCTCGCCTGCTGCGGCTAGCGGGGGTCCGGGGCTGCGTCGGCTCCCTCCCCCAGGAATGTCGCCGAAAGCAGGTCGCGGACGAGTGCGGCATAGGCCGCGATCCCGCCCTCGATGCCTGATGCCGCGACATCCTCATCCGAAAACAGATTGCCGCCGCCGCGAAGGCCTGCGCCGATGATGCGGACCATGTCGGACGCCTTCAGCCGGCCGGCGGAAAAGCGCGTGGCGAGGCCGGTCAGGTCGTCGACGGCAAAGGCCGTCTCCAGCTCGGCAAGCGCGCCCAGCGTCAAGCAGAGGATGCGCCGCTCGCCGTCGATGACAGCTTCGATCTCGCCGCGGTGGCGATTGGCGCGGGCAGATGGTCTCGGCCGC